CCACCATGGCTGGGGATCGCCGCCAGTGCATCCATCGACTGGAGCACCAAGGATAGAAGCGGGCGCGAAATTCGCGTTGCTCTGGAATTGACCAGTCGCGGCGACACACCCTCTGGCGATGCTGATATGGTCGAAGTGATCGAGCAGCGCATCCTAACTATGCCAGCCAACCAAACCGGCTTTGAATTGGTCTCTGCCCAATTCCTTCGCGCCCGAGCCGAGCGCCGGTCCAACAATTTGCGATCTATATTGATCGAATACCGCTTCCGCATTCTCGCAAACCTAACGGAGTAACCCAATGACCGCTCAAAAAGGCTCTGCCTTCCTTCTCAAAATCGGCGATGGTGCCCAGCCACCCACCTATGAAACCGTCGCTGGTCTGCGCACAACGCAGCTGTCTATCAACGGGGATACCGTAGTCGTCACACATAAGGAATCTGGGGGTTGGCGCGATCTTCTTTCAGGCGCTGGGACGCGCTCTGTCTCGGTCAGNGCAGCCGGAATCTTCTTGGGAAGTACCGCCGAAGATGCGGTGCGCAACCACGCCCTAGCCGGAACAATAGANGACTATGAATTGTCCTTCGAAGATGGCGCAAAACTGCGTGGCCGTTTTTTGGTTCAGCGACTAGATTATGCCGGTGATTTCAATGGCGAGCGAAATTACACGGTGCAGCTGGAAAGCTCTGGCCCGGTCTTGCCTTCATGACGATCACAGCCAATTCGGCGCGTGGCGAAGCAACATTGACCATCGACGGACAAGACTATCTGCTTCGCCCTACATTCGAAGCATTGGTTGCAGCTGAAGATGAGCTGGGCTCTTTGTTTTTTGTGGTCGAACAAGCCGCTGAAGGCGGTTTGACGATAGCCCAAATTGCAGGCCTTTTTTGGCATTGCTTGCCGGCGCAGGATCGACCCGAGCGATCCAAGGTCGGCGCAGCCGTCTTGCACCTTGGTTTGGTGGACGCCTCCAAACCTCTGCGGATTGTGTTGAGCCAGATCATCAAAGGAACGCGATGACAGGTCTGTTCAAGGACGGGCTTCACCAACGCCTTGCTGTGACCGCGCAATATTTGTGTTGGACCCCCGACACATTCTGGACGGCCACGCCACAAGAATGCGCCGATGCCTTGTCTAATCCGCATGCAGATACATCAGCCGATCCGATAATGCCGATGAGTTTATCCGACATTCACAAATTGATGGAGAATGATTGTAATGGATGATGCGATTGAAGAATTGGTCATCGATGTTCGTGCCACTACCGACGGTTTCGGCAGGGATATTGCTGCCATGCGGACCGATCTGGACACGTCACTGGTCGATGGGTTTGAACGCGCTGGTGCCCGATTGGAAACCAGCCTGTTGAGCGCATTGCGCAAAGGCAGCCTTGGGTTTGATGACCTGAAGCGGATTGCCATGCAAACTTTGGACGACATCGCAGCGCAAGCCTTGCAGGCCGGACTGGGATCGATCTTCAGCGGCACCACAGGCGGCCTCGGCGGACTGTTACAAGGGGCAGTCGGAACACTGCTGGGGCTGCCCGGACGCGCAACTGGCGGACCCGTTTCCCCAGGCCAAGGGTATCTTGTGGGCGAACGGGGCCCTGAACTGTTCGTGCCAACCAGTGCCGGACGGGTCGAGGCAAACCCAATCGGACAGTCCCAGCAGCGCGGCGTAAATGTTGCAATCAATCTGGCCACTCCTCGCGGGAGCTCTGCACCAACCGCATTGCGGCGTTCCACTCGCCAAGTGGCCAGTGCAGTTCGGCGCGCATTGCAAGAAGCCTAAGGAGCAAGCACAAATGTCTTTTTGGTTGGCCCACGATAGGCGCGGGCAGCACACATCCTATATCCAGCGGTTCGAACCACGCTTTTGGACAGTCGATTTTCCGCGTCCAGCGATGGCATCAATCATCACAACGGGTGCAGACAGCATGCGGGTGGATTGCGAATTTCACCACGAAGGTGATCTGGTTGGGCTAATTTGGGACAGCGTGGACAGTCTGGATCATCCGCTGCTCGCCTATGAAACCAACCTGGATTACTCCCACACCATCCTTCGCTTTCGCTGGCAATCGAGCGGCCTGATAGAGCTGGACCAAGCCAATGGCCCTACGCTGACGATTGAGGGGCGCGATGCCAATGACGTTCAGCGCAGCTGGTACGTCCGACTATGGAACTACGCCAGTGGATCACCCGACGACGCAGTGATCGAATTGCCGTTTTCCGACCTGCAAAGCGGGTTTTTTCTGCCCGGCGAACCTGTTTTTCCAGCCAGGATAGACCGCATGTTCATCTCGTTGGTTCCGCCAAGCTATGCGCCTGGAAGCACCAACCAATTGGCCACCCCCTCCAAAGGTGATGTGATTGTCAGCGACATTGTCTGCGATGGTAGACATGCGCTGCTGGAAACCGGCGATGTTCTGATCCCACCTCATGGCGAACGCATGGCGACAGCCTATGACGATGCTTACAATCAGACACCTGCACGGATCATCCGCAGCGTGATCGGGTTGGGTTATCGTGATGACATTGTTCACTATGTCGGCATGAGCCACTTTATGCAGCTTACTGCGGACACACCAAGCTCGCTGATGGCAGCGCAACCAGCCGAACTGTGCGTCCCAGCACAGCGGTGGCACGAAAGCTTATTTGAAACCGCCTTTGCAAACGGTTTGGAAGTGATCGCATCAATCTCTTACGAATTGCTCGCTGCTTATTGCCCAGAGGCATGGAAGCAACGCGCCCATGATGGAGAGGCGGCTGAAACCGGATGGGTTCCTCCATCAGCGCTGCTGTCTCCTGCCAATAGCGACGCCATGAATTGGGTGGAGCAAGCAGCCTTGAAGTTCACNGCCTTNCAGGAAGCCTCTCAATTGCCTGTTCGATTGCAAATTGGCGAGCCATGGTGGTGGGTCATCGCANATGGGAGACCGTGCCTGTATGACGATGCGGCAATTGCAGAATTTGGCGGCGCNCCTGCGATTATNACAGACATGAGATCGCCTCTGAATTCAGATCAGGTGGATTTGTTGGANCAGGCCGGTTCNATATTGGCTCAATCAACCTCCAATCTTGCTCAAGCTATTCGCACTGCTGCCAATGGTTCTGCAGAGGTGTTATTGCTGGCATTCACACCTACCATTCTCGATCCTGAAATGCCCGAATATCATCGGGCAAACTTGCCAGCAGGATGGGCCTGGCCTGCCTTCGATCGGTTGCAGCTGGAAGACTATGACTGGTTAACTCGCGGCGCAGAAGCGCTGCGGAGACAAGCCTATGACTTCGTCGATCAGAAATTGGCCTATCCAATAGCCTTGCAGGATTATCTGTCCGGCTTCGTCCTCGATTCCAGTGATGCGCAGGATATGTGGCCAAGGATTGACCGCGGTCTGGATGAAGCCGGGAAGCGTGGCGTGACACGGCGCTATGTTTGGGCGCTACCTCAGGTTTCGCGCGACGGATACACTCAAATGCAGCCCCCACAGGAGGACAGTGTGCAAGCCTTTGACGACGTGCTTTACCCATTCGCTCTAGGACGAACCACCATGGTCAGTCCGGAATTCTCGACCTCAGTAGCTGTCACCGCCTCCGGCCACGAAAGGCGCAATGCTTTGTGGGCAGATGCGCGCATGCATTTTGATGTCGGGCCTGGCATTCGTTCAGAAGAAGAATTGTCGCAATTGCTGGCCTTTTTCAGAGCCCGCAGAGGGGCAGCGCGAGGATTCCGTATATCCGATCCGTTTGATTTCAGCAGCAATGGCATGTCGGCAAACCCCAGCATGATGGATCAGTTGATCGGTAGCGGTGACGGCCTGACAGCCGATTTCCAACTGATCAAATCCTATGGGGGTGAAACGGACCCCCAAATACGAGAAATCACCCGCCCTCGATCAGAAACCATAGTTGTCAGCGTGGGTGGGCTTTTGGCAACAGACTGGTCACTTGGCGAGAAAGGTAAGATCACTCTGGCCTCTGCACCTGCCACAGGTGTCGAAGTGCATGCAGGATTCCTGTTTGATCTGCCGGTGCGATTTGCAGAGGATCGGATAGATATCTCGGGCCTCAACTTTTCTGCGGGTGAAGCTCCCAGCATTCCCCTGACCGAGATTAAGGAAACCATCGCATGACCACCTTCTTTGCGAAAGAGCTGGAGGGTGTCGCAAACTTCTGGCGAGTGTATCGGCAGGACGGCGTCGCCTTGGCATTCACCAGCCATGATCGGGACATTGTGATCGGTGGCCTAACCCATCGCGCAGCGCCGGGAATTGCCCCATCGGCCATTAGGCGCGATCTCANCCTATCCAGCGACAGCGCCGAGGTGGAAGGTGTTCTGAGTCATGATTCGATAGGAGAAGATGACCTGGCCGCTGGATTGTTTGACGATGCCTTTGTCGAGATTGGAGCGGTCGATTGGGAAACGGGCGTCGCCAGCACTCTTTACTCCGGCACAATCGGCAATGTTGATAATCACCATAATTCATTTTCTGCCGAACTGAAATCAGCCAAGGTGCTGCTGGAACAAGATTTGGTTCCTAGAACCAGTCCGACTTGTCGAGCAGAATTCTGCNGCCGTGGATGCAATTTGTCCGCACCGCAATTCACGTCAGTGTTGCAACTCAGCGCAATCGACTGGGACACCAACAGTGTGACCTTTTCGGGGTTAACTGCAGAAGACTATATCGATGGCGAAGTCCGATTTATGGACGGCCCTCAGACAGGACTTGCGTTCGGGATAGTTGACATCATTGGCGCGGCATTTGCATTGGATCGACAGCTGGCCAGGACGATTGAAATTGGCACAATAGCTGTGGTCAGGCAGGGGTGTGATCACACTTTGGCAACCTGCCAAAGCCGGTTTGGAAATTCTATCAATTTTCGCGGCGAGCCTTACTTGCCAGGCAATGATTTGCTCTCGCGCTACCCTAACCCAAATTAGTGTCTGCGCTATCATCTGCAGGCTTTCAGCTTGCCTTGGCTTCACAACAATTCATTGGCTGCCCTTACAAGTTTCAAGGCCGCGATCCTGAACTGGGCCTCGATTGTGTTGGTTTGGTGATTTCCAGTTTGCAAGCAATTGGACGACCAACGAATGCTCCGACTGGCTACCGGCTTCGTAATGCTACAATCGCTCCTTTCATGAAGTTTGCATCCGCAAATGGGCTGAGCCGCGTGAAAGGTGCCTTGATGCCAGGCGATATCATCCTGGCAACACCGGGGCCCGGCCAAAGCCATCTACTAATTGCAAGCTCTGTTGCAGGCTTTGTCCATGCGCATGCCGGATTGCGGCGCATCGTGCACATGCCTGGGAAACTGCCTTGGAAAGCGCTGGAAACCTGGCGGATCACCACCGAATAGACGGGATATTTCGATCATGGCTACATTGGTATTGACGGCCGTTGGTACGGCATTTGGCGGCCCTCTTGGAGGCGCGATTGGCGCCCTT